ATTGTAGATGGGTTAATGCGGTTGATCAAGGTAGAAATACTAGAAGAAATGTATTAAATATGGCTCTTGCTCAACAAATGCGAAAGGACAGACTAAGAATGACTATGAAAGAGTTGGCCAAAAAATACGGAGTAAGCATGAGTACGGCGGCTAATGTCATCCATTTTAGATCGTGGGTGGAATAATGCCTATCCAAGCTCTCCCAATATTCTGTTACTACGATGTACAGAGATTTACGCAATTTGGCTCTATGGACTGTGCAAATTGGTATGGTATACAAGTGGAAGCGGCTAAGAAACAACAAGCATTGTATCCTGCTATGGGCCGTAAACACGTACATTTTCTGAATGAGAATCGTTTAATTTATGATGTAGAACCTAGAGACGAGTTTAGAACAATAAATTATCTTTACGTGATAGATGGTACACAAGTCATAGCCTATGACGTATTTTTCAATGCCACTCAGTTAGGTAGTATTGGGCTAACTGGTACTTTGTGGTTTGCGTATTTGCCAGTTGGTAACGTCACTTACGCATTATTAACTAATGGAACGAATATATACATTATTACAGAAAATGGCGCATCGGTTACTATGACAGTTTGTACCGATACAAATGCACCAACTAAACCTCAGTATGTAGCTGCATTTGGTAGTAGATTTGTAGTGAGTCAGATGGACACTAACATCAATTATCTTACGCAAATTAACTTAGGCGGTTCTCCTCCGGTTGATCCTAGCAAAATTTTTACTATTCCTGATGGTGGATCAGGATTCGCTTTATTCTTTAGTTCTTCTGGAATCGTACGTTCTTATGCGGTGCTACATAGCCAACTTTACATTTTTACTGATTTTACGACTGACATTTGGGCTAATATTGAGACACAAATTACGGTTGCAGGCGTTACGCGTAGTTTTCCATGGAAGATGAATACTTCATATAACTGGGATTACGGAATTGCGGATCCACTAAGCTTATCGGTAGATTTTGGTAGAATGGTCTGGCTTGCTAAAAATACTTCTGGTTTAGTTACATTTATGGTATCTGACGGTTCGCAGCCCGTGCCAATATCTACACAAGCTGTTAACGTGCTGCTTGAGAATGCCACAAATACTGATAACGGATTAAGCCCTTTTCTTCGGGCAACTACAGACGGATTCTTATATCAATATGAGAACACAATCTTTTACAGGGTATCGGCTGGCATATTTGATGATACCGAGCTCTTAGACCCAACGACATTCGCAAATTCTCTTGAATACAATTTTGAAACCCAAAAATGGGCCAGAGTAATAGAGCTAAATGGCAGTCGTTGTCGAATCCAAAAGCATGTGTATTTTAACAACAAGCATCTTGTGATCGTGCAGGGAGATCCCGCAATTTATGAGATGGCAGGTAATTTGTACTATAATGAGACTAGGAATGCTGCCCAACCCAATACTCAGGCGCCGGATGCTTTTCTGAAATTCCCGATGCGTTATGAACTGGTGACGCAGCAAATTTTTAATGAAGACTATTCGGAATTTATTGATGATTATGTCGAGATTGACTTTGTATTTGGCGACCAAACGTTTTATAAGAACAATGCGCCCTTTCTCAATACTGTTTATATCGTGGGAGAAAATAGCGTCCCTAACTTGCCAATTTATATGCTTACTGAGGACGATAAGTTTATTATTGCGGAAGGCTCTAACACACCTACTTTCGATGATACGTACTACAATGCTTTATTTAAGCCTCACATTGAGCTTTATTATTCTGATGATGGTGGCGTTTCTTTTGTATCTGCTGATTTACGAGAATTTAGCCAGCTTGGCCAGTATAGATGGAGAATGCGTTGGTATGAGCTCTCAATCTCTAGGAATAGATGTTATAAGTTGGTATGCGTAAGTTCTGCTCCGATTGTCATATTGGGGGCTGTACGTAATACACGACGAGCTAGTGGAGGTGCAAATTGAGCCTTCATTTAGACAGGATTGACGCCGCTCCAGTTATAGGTAATCAGTTAGATTATCCATTGGTGACATGGATGGCGGTTTTAGTAAACGTTTTAAATGAGAATTTACAAGACATTGAGAATGCGCTTTTCTCACCAATAATTGTCCTAGACACGACACAGGTTGTAGATTTAAATAACATATATATACCGACCAATGTGGCTATGACTACATTTCAGATGCCAGCTATGTGCTCAGTAGGCGATAGAGTGACGATAGCTGGGTTTGGAGCGGGTGGCTGGCAATTATTAAATGGCGCAGGACAGACTATACATGCTGCCTCAGTGGGTGGCACAGCAACTACTAGTATCACATCTACCAGCGCATTTGATAGTATAGAATTAATATGTGTTGAGGAAAATTTAACTTGGATTACATTAACTACACAAACAACTGGATTCGTCATTGTATAAGGACATACTATGGGCATGTTATCGAGTTTTTTACATCCAGAGAAGGGTTATGACAAGGCCCAAGAGGTCTTAAATCAATACTTTAATCAAGGCCAGGGATATTTACAACCTTATAACCAAAATGGTCTAAATGCTTATGGTGATTATTCTGGAGCAATGCATAAGCTTTTAAATCCTGGAGAGTTAGAAAATGAATGGTCTAAGGGCTATCAGGAAAGTGATTTAGCCAAGCAAAATGAAGCCATGGCTAATCAGCGAGGATTAGAATCTGCGAGTTCTATGGGTCTTATGGGCTCTTCTCCGGCTCTACAAACTATTCAATCAGGAACTAGTGGCATTGTATCCCAAGACCGTCAGCAGTACCTCAAAGATTTGATGGAAAAATATTTAGCAGGAATTGGTATTGCTGGGAATATCTACGGAACTGGTGCTAATACAGCAAATAATATGAGCAACAATGCTATGAACATGGGGCAAAATTCAGCAGGATTGGCTTTTGGAAAACAAAATGCTCCTGGTGATTTATTCGGTAAATTGTTAGGAGGTGGTATTGGTTTGTTAGGTACGGCTCTTGGTGGCCCATTAGGTGGCGCATTAGGTACAGGTTTGGCTAATAAATTTGGTTGGACAACAACGGGCGGTAACGCAGGAGGTCACTAATGGCCTTAAATATTCCTATGCCTGATTTGCCTGGTACTGGCTTTCTGAAGGGCATTGATACGGGTTCTAATATGTTTTCTAAGATAATGAATGCTCGCTATAACAATTCATTGCATCCTTCTGGAGATGTTGCTAATGCTTTATATGTTGAACAGTTACGCAATCAGTATGGGGATAATGATCCAAGGTATTTAGAAGCTAAACGCGCCCATCAAATGTCTCTTGATGCACGCCAATCTTTAATTGGTTATCGTGACGTCTTAAATCAAACCGCGGGCATTAGAGCTACTTCACCTTTGGGCAAACTGATTGCAGAAGGCAAAGGGCGCGGCGCTCAAGATATTTTAAGAAATCATCAAACTCAAAATGGTCAAGTATCAGTATCCAGTAGTGCGCCTACTAATGCCAGATATAAAGTTGGCGAACAATATTATGATGAAGGAGGGGAACCAGTATATAAAAATGACAATCAACTTACATCGGATGAAAAAAAGGCTTATGAACAAGCTATTGGCAAAGGTACAACTGACGCTGCAATCAGAAATAAAATACCCTATGCTGAGAACGTTAAAATCACTATGGACAATATTAATCCCGATGCTCTTGTCCAATATTCTGGCCCGCGAGGTACAGTTAATCTTGGGATAGAAACATTAAAAGCTGCCATGGGCAATCCTTCGCAGGAATTTCTGGATTATCAAACTGCTATTGCTGGCGCTAACACCTTAAAAAAACAGTTACGTCAATTTTGGGGGGATTCTATTCAGCCAGCAGCCACAGATCAAATAGGTAAACTAACTAACCCATCCCATTGGTTGAAAAACCCCATTGTTGCAAAACAACAATTCGAACAATTAAAAAATATAACTGATCAAGAACTTGCATCTTTCACTAAACATGGAACTTCGCCAATAAAACTAGATTATGACAAAAAGACAGATCAATTTTTTACTGCTGAAAAACCTGTTAAGGCGGAGGAAAAATCATCTTTGCAACAAAAAGTTGAGGCAACAGCAAAAAAAGCGTCAGGATCTAATAATATTAGCGAACAAGATAGAAAGATTGCCAAGGCTACTTCAGAGCAGATAATTGATGTATTGCCTAAAGCTACTCCTGAAAACATTATTGATACAATGAATAAATCTGGCAAATCAATAGATGAAGTGGTGCAGTTCCTGATGCAGAAAGCTTCTCGAATGAGAGGAGAATTATAATGGCTAATCTTTTTGAAGAATATCCAGATGACGATGCCCGAGAGCCTCAGCAAGCACAGACTCCTAATGGCGTAAATTTATTTGATGAATATAATCCAACTAATATGCCAGGCACTGAAGAAGAGGCTCTTGAATTAGCAAAAAAACAAATCAGTGAACAACATCCGAATTTGCCTGATTGGCTAAGAGAAGCTATTTTATCTATGACACCCAGAGAACCATCACCATTACTTGAATCAGCAGCGCGTGGCACAGGAAAAGTTACGGGGTATATTCCTGCAATTGCAGGTGGTGCTTTGCAAGGCGCATCAATTCCTGTTCGCGGAGTTGCTGGATTGATTCCAAATGAATTCGCACAAGGATTGGCCAATTCACAAGACCTTAGAAATTTATTCCAGAAGCCGCAAGGAACAGGCCAAGAAGCTGCACAAATGGCTGCTGAATTGGGAGGTGGAGCGGGATTATTTGGTAAACTGTTCCAAGGTGCTAAATATGCTTCTCAAGCAGCCAAAATACCTAAGGCTCTCCAAAACACGCTAGCACTGACAACCGCTGGCGCTGTAGGAACCCCAGGAGAAGCAGAAGAGCGAGCTATGGGTGGCGCAGGCGCATTAGCATTGGGAGGCGCTGGAAAAGCCGCAGGAAAGGTTGCTGAATCGTTACCCAATATGATTAAAGGCTTGTTTTCTGAATCCACGCCAGAATCATTAGTTCAGGCCGTACAAAAACCTCACGATATCTTAGAAAATGCAGCAAATGAACTTTATGGCCAAGTTCGTAATACAATTAAAAAGCGTGATATTAAAATACCAATTAGTGAGGATTTATTGGAGCAAGCCAAAGAATATTTCCCCAAAAATGAACGCTCTTATAAAGACTTGCTAGAACGAGCAAAATCTGGTGATTATGAGGCGATCCATGACATACAAAGTAGTCTCTATAGAAAAGGCACCAAAGCTTTATCTAGCGATGATTTGGCCGTAGAAAATCAAGGCGAAGATATAATTGATTTGCGGGATAAAATAAACGAAAACCTAACTAATCATTTAATAAAAGAAGGTCATGTTGATGTGGCGCATGTTTTAAGTCAAGGTAAAAAATTATATTCTCAACTTAAAAAAACTTACTTTCATCCCAATCTAAGAAAAGCTGTTGGCAAGATGGTGCAAAATGATTTGAGAATTGTTCCAGAAAATCCTGAGAAAGTATTTCAACAAAACTCAGTGCCAATGAGGAACTTTTTAGAGCAACATCCCGAAGCGAAAAAGCATCTTGAAAATCTTGAGTCTAAAAACAAAGCACATAAGGCATTAAAGAAATTGCTTTATACATCTGGAGGAACAGGGGCAAGTATAGCGGGCGCGAAAGCCATTTATGATTTATTTAAATGATCGCCGACAACTATCCAACATATAGCGAAAAGTATAGCAACACCGATTAAAAGTAACATATTACACCTCATATTAAAATGTCATTATATGTGAGGTATGGACTAAAAACAAGCATTAAAATTCAATTGAATATGATAGAATATATCGTTTTAATTTCAATGTGAGTATTTAAATGCGTCCATATAATAGTAAGTTAGGTGTTGAAACAAATGAATTTATAGTTATTGAAGATTTAGGACGTAGATTGCCAACTGAAACATCCAATATAAAAGCCGTTTTTGTTGTAGTTGAGTGCAAACTATGCAAGGACAGGCTGGAAGGTCAACTAA